TTGAAACAAAACGCACCTCAAAACAATTGGCACAGTGGGTCAAAGAAGGGGGGAAATAACCAATGGGAAAAGGCGTACTCTGGAACGGAAAACACTACCTTATCCCCCAGGCTGCTTCACGGATTGATTCGTCCGCGTTGGCAAACAGTCCTTTGGGCGGAGCAAACAAGGTGGCTTTACTGGCTGAAATGGTTGGTTTGATACCACCTAAAACAGCGATCAAAATCAACAATCCTTCTCTGGCTCTTCAACTGATACACCCCGCGTCCGAAGAAGCAAGGATCGGGACACAACTGTTGTTCGATCCATCGCCAGGAGCACAAGGGGCAAGCGAGGTATATCTGGTGCCGGTAAACCCTGCAACAGCAGCTTCCGCTACCTTCAGTAATGCGCTGATACTGAGCACGTATCTTTACGGGCAAACCGCCAATCAGATCAAAGCAAAGATTGAAAACGGCAGCACCGGCAAAAAAGTAACAATTCAGTATCTGGACAACGTCGAAACTATTGATAATCTGACCAAGTCCTCGTTCAGCATCGAATATACCGGCGCTGGTTCGGCAGCCACCATGACAATTGATGTCGCTGCGGCAACGCATCTGCTTACCACTACCTGCACAGGAGCAACAGCAGACAACCTATCGCTGGACCTGAACACATACAACACTATTCAGGCGTTGGTAGATGCTATCAATTCTACCGGCAAGTACACTGCAACGGCAATTACCACCAAGCCTAAAGTTGATTCCAGTCTCCAACTGGACAACGTCACAGGTCAGGATATCAAAACTGTAGCGTATATCGTAAAATCCGACCTTCAGGCGATCATTGACGGCATCAATAAATCTTCCGGTTATGTTTCAGCCAGCAGAGTAACTGATGCAGCAGCGGTACCGGCAAATGCTGCCTGGACATTCCTGTCTGGCGGAGTTGATGGCACAACCACCAACAGTGACTGGCAAGCCGCGTTTGATCTGCTCAAGACCATGAAGATCGACCTTGTCGTTCCGCTGACCGGCGATGATTCAATCCACAGCATGGCAGACGCCCATTGTAACTACATGAGCGGACCATCTGGCAAATCAGAACGTCGGAGTTTTGTGGGCGGCGAGTTGCAAAGCTGGAACAGCGAGAACGCCAGACTCATGTCCATAGCGTCACTCCTGACGGCATCAAAAAACCTGAACAGTGACCGCACCATGCATGTGGGGCTGGGAGCTAAGTTTTACGACCCTGACGGGAGAGTGAAACTGTACCCGGCTTATATAACCGCGTGCATGTATGCCGGTATTGCAGGAGGCGGTTCACCTGTTCTCCCCCTTACTCGCAAATATCTGCGCTGCCTGGGACTGGAAGTTGACTTGCGGGTTTCTGAAACCGAGCAATTCCTTGAGGGGAACGGCGTGGCCGTACCTATTCCCGATCCTGTGCAGGGCGCAGGCTACGTGATCAGCCGTCAGCTCACCACATGGGACCAGGACGATGATCTGTATCGTATAGAGTTTTCAGTGGGACGCGGTGCCGACTACATCGCACGGGAAATACGTAACCGGCACGAGCTGATGATCGGCAAGCCAGGCACCGAAAGCTTGGATATTACCATTGTCAACGTAACCAATGCGGTGTTGGAAGCGGCCAAACGCGAAGAATATATCCGCAACCTTGACCCGAAGAAAACACAACTTCGCGTTGACGGTACGATCCGGTACGTTGACTACTTTGCTGAACCGATACTACCGGTCAACTGGATATTCAGCACGTACCACCCACAGCCGACCAAGTTCACTATCGGGCTTTAAGAAAGGAGGGGAGATATAGACCATGAAAAACACAGCCACCGGCAACCGAGTGTTGCTTAAAATCAAAGGCGAGACCATCGGGGTCTGCCAGAACGTAAGCTTTGATGACAACTTTGACCTCCAGGACGTCACCGGATTGGGCGATGTCGAAACCCAGGAGCATGTTGTCGGTCACATCACGCACCAGATCAGCGGCGAGAAATACTTCGTGTCAGCCGACACCCTCCGCAAATTGGGTCATGTGCCCACCAGCGAGGAATGGCTTACCGCACCTGAACTGGAAGTCGAGGTGATTGATACAGTATCCGGCACCACGGTCGAACTGTACACCGGTTGCAAGTTCAACACGCACAACCGCAGATACACCGCCCACCGGATCACGGGGGAATCGTTTCAAATCAAGGCACGGCATAAGTCTACCTGATTTGTAGCGCATAGCAAGCAAAGGGGAGGTGTAACAGCCTCCCCTTTATTCCACTAAAGGAGCAATTATGTCTCTTCCCATGAACACCACATTCAGCATTGAAAATGTAATCAATCCGGAAACAGGTAAGATATTCGGCAAAAAATATTCCGGAACATTTGCTATCAGACGACCGTCCCTGCTCGATAAGAAAAACATAGCCCTGAAAGATATTACAGGGCTTTCCTTGTATGGGTCCGTAGACGCAAGCATGCTGGACGCTACGATGCGCCTGGCAAATTATTGTTTTGCTTTTGTCACCACAGTAGCAACAGAACCACTTCCTGAATGGTTTGATATGGCGACCATGTTTGAGCAGGAAGATGTGGAAGCCGTGCTTGCGGTATGGGAGGAAACAGGCAAGTTCCTGGATACCTTTCGACCCAAGCAAGATGGGGGAGCTGGCAGCGACAGAAGCGACCAACCTTCGCTTCTGGTTCCGGAGCAGGTATAAACTGCCGCCGACTGACCCGCGATACCTCAACATCACGGATGCTGAAATATTGCTGGAATATGAGATGGTGCTGGCATCTGAAGGTAAATCTTTGAAAGAGTGCTTTAATTGCAGCACAACAACCCATAGAGAGCAGTGCCCCACCTGTGGCGTCGAAATATCCGGCGATGCGGAAGTTGATGCAGTGTTTGAAAAGGTTGAAAAAGGCGAGGAAGTAGACCTGGATGCGCTGTTGCGTGGGGCGCAATGGCAGACGGTACAAAAAGGGGGGGGCGCATAGCCTCCCTCTTGTTTTATTGGGCAAAGCGTTTGATATGCGCTACCGATTTGATAGGATATATCACAGAGGTGAGTTATGAACGGCATCGGCATTGACATAAGAGTAAACAGAGGCGAGGTCCAACAGGCACGAAAAGACGTCCACGATCTCGGGAAAACAATAAGGGAGATAAACCCCACTATCGACTTTGGAGATCCGGGTGCGAACCTGAAAGGTGCTGCTGGAGAAATGACCCGCATCAACCAGGCACTGGCCAGGATGAAAGAACTCACTACGGCAGGAGACCGCAACGGCAACTTACTTAACAACCGTCAATGGTCTGATATGCAGCGGGCCATGCGTGAAGTGACCAGTGAATTCAAAAATTACGGGAAAGAAGTAGAAGTCGCGGTCAATAAAGTCTCCCACCTCAATGCACAGATCAACCGGCTTCGCCAACAACAGAAAAGCGGTAACTGGACAAGCAGGGACGCCTCCAAGCTCTCTTCGCTTACCGGACAAAGAGATGAGGCGCAGCAACATAAAAAAGACGTTCTGGCGCAAGAAGAGAAGCTTATACAGGCAGCAGCCAGAGCGGAGCAATATCGCAGTCTGCTTTCCGGCTATGGACGGGCTGAAGAAGGTCGGGATGGAGCAGGAAGAACACAGCGGCTAGCAGCAGGACTGCAACATATATATGAGCGTGGTTCCGACAGAGGTGGCCAGGTAACCAGACAAGAGCGCAAAGAAGCAGAAAGTCACTACAAGCGGGTCACCCAGGAAGTAGCCAGATATCGCCAAGAGCTGCAACAGGCACGGAAAGATGTGGCAGACTTGTTGCGCGAACAACGAGCAGGTTTACGCGGCGGATGGGGCAACGAAGACAAAGTAGCCAGCGACGAGAAGATACGGCAGGCAAGGGCACGTCAAGCCGAAGTAGAGCAGCATAGAGGGCGGTACGATCAGATACAGCAGCGATCCAACCAGCAGATGCAGGGAATAGGTCAGTTCGGTACTGATAATTCCGGGATG